TCCCCGTCTAGGAAGTTACTCAAAATAACGCTTATTTTAGCCCCAGCGCTCTTTTGTGCTGTAAAGGTAATATTTATATACCCACCACTTAAAGACACCGTATAAGCCGTTTCTGGCTCTTTTAAGCCATTTGTATAAACTTCAACAAAAGAATATTTAGAATTGTATAAACTACTTGCTAAATTAGTAAGTACTGTTAGGCTTGAACTTGATAAAGTTATGTTATATTCGTGCTTTTGTACGATAGCGTCGTAATAGTCGTCATACCCTTTTACTGGTGTAAACCAGCCGCATAGTTCTTTGTCGCCTCTTGTATCAACTACACTGTTTATACTAGTTGCATTTGCCCCTACTATTACATACCCTAATAGTAATTCATAAACACTTGCATTTCTTGTTAAACTATTAACTGTTGGCACTACATTTGTGCCTTTTACATATTCAGCAGTTATCTTTCTTGAAGTATCTGCTGTTGACTGTATGTTGTTATATCTTAATACGATCATATCGTAACGCAGTGTTGCATCTGCTGGAGCTATTGTTATTTGTTTGACAGTAGTATTAGCGTAGCCTTTTCCTCTAATGGCAGCACGTCCAACATTAACGTTTACTAACATTCCGCCAATAGGCTCGATACCTAGTCCGTTTTTGACAACGCCAGTGTCAAAAAAAGCACTTTGCCATTCGCTTATATCGTCTGCGTTTATAACTCGGTCGTACCCCTCTGGGTTTGTTTCCGTTTTTAAATCGTCTTTAACCATTGCGTTAAAGAAAAAATATTTTTCAGCCATTGCATACCCTCCTATTCGCCAAACTCTAATTCTTCGGTAATGATGCCCGTACTTTCTAAACGAATAGTATATTTGACTATTCTTTGTTTAGTTGTTATATTAAAAAATTCGTCTTTAACTTCTACTAAATCGCCTAGTTTATAATCTTTTTCAAACTCATAACTAGAGTTCTGTAAATCTATCGTACTTTTAATTTCTGTTAATGTTGTATGATTAGCAAGTTCTAACTTGCCCTCTTCTTTTAACCAATTTATAAACAACGCTTTATCATTTTCGTTGCTTAAATTCAATTCTTTTTCGTTTCCGTCTTCGTCCGTATATTTATTTGATAAATTACTGTTTAATATAACAGTTTCTTTGTTTAAATCACTTGTTAAAGTTGAATAAGTTGTAGTGTATTCAACGTCATTTACTTTTGCTACTACATAAACTGTATTAGCTTTTCCAGCATCGTCGCTTAAATAACTAAATGATAATAAGTTATCGTTTGTTTGACTAAACTTGACTGTTTCGCTTTTGTCTTCCCCTTGTCTAAATCTAAACTTAACAAGGTTTCCGTCATAAATAGCATTAAGGCTACAACCATTGCTTTTTACCATTTTATGGACGTATTCTAGTAAATTCTCTCTTGATGCTACTGTTTCGTTTAATGGTACGTTATTGGTAACTATTTCGTAACCGTACCCAGTTGGGTAGTATGGTTTGAAGAAATAGTTAAATAATCTAATAAAAGCACTTCCCACTTGATATGGTAGTTTTAAATTGTATTCAATAACGCTTTTTTTCAACAACCAAGTACATTCATAACCTTTTGCACTTATCATTCTTGATCCACCAGCAGTGAAAGTATATTCAATGCTAGTAATTACCCAGATATATTCAAAGTTTGGTATTTTAACAAAGTTGCCTTTTTGCAAACAGTCTAAATTTCTTTTAGTTACTGGTGCGTATATTTCAAACTCGCCAACGTCGTTATAGCCTAACTCAAACCAACACTCTTTAGGCTCTGTTATTTGTATTGGTAAGAAAGTGTTAGGACTTATAACTTCAATATATGGTATAAGTTTCATTATTCATATTTCCTTTTAAATGTTGCATTGAAGTAAACGTTTTCCGTTCCACTATCAGCTGTAATTGTGAAAACGTTTGAGCCTTGTTCTAGTTGCAACCAGTCAGTACCGTTATATTTAAGTGCGTTTAGAATAGCACTTGTAGTTGACCCATTTATAGTTATATACTTGTCGCCTTTAACTGTACTTATTACTACTTGATCCCCAGCCTTTAATGTTGTTTCAAGTTTCATAAACCAGCCTTGTTGTTCGCCAGTACTACAATTTATTTGAGGGTTTACTACTGGATCTACTGCTTCTAATACAAATACAGCACCTACGCTAGTGTCCCCCGTATTTTCAAGGTTTTTAGTCATACTATTAGTAATTTTTCCTAATGCTTGACCGTTAATTGTGAAGTGTTGCCCGTTTACTGGGAACGCTAATAAACTAATAACGTCGTCAATTACTCCAACTGTAAAATTAGTATCTACCCAGTATGGTTGACCGCAGTAAATAGTTAAAGTAATTTCACAACTACGCATCATACGTGTATATGGCGGTATTGTAGCAACTCCAGTTATAGAAATATCACGTCCATTTTCAATTTCTCTTAAAGTAACGTATTGTTTGCTTTTAACAAAAGAAGTAAAAAACTCTATACTCTCTCTAATATTGCCTCTTAATTTAAAAGTCAACTCAATACTTCTAGGTAATGCCTTGACGTACTCAATGTTAGTTCCGTCCATATAAGGGCTTTCATTCTCACTTATTGTTGTTTCTATACCGTGTAAACCCTCAATTGATTTTAAAATAAATCTATTTTTATTGTTAAGGAGGTCTAATGTTTGATTATTTTTATTCGTTAAATATAATTTCATTTATTAGTAGCCTCCTTTTAAAATTCTCTTTGTTTCTAAATTAGCTTGGTGTAACGCATAGCGTGAAGTTTCCATTTTTTCAAAAGTATTGTTAATAGTGTAATTTACATTTGAATTACCCATTTTACTATTTAACTTGTCCGCTAGTTTGTCGATCCAAGCAGTATTGTTTTCTAATGGCATAACTGCTTCTTTTCCAGCTTCCCCAACCATTGCAAGTGTTGGTTTGTCAACTACGCCACCTTTAGCCATTAAAGGTATTTCTTTGATTTTAAAGCCAAACTCTTTGCCACCAATAACTGGCACCCAGTCGGGTATATCAAACTTGACTTTATTTAAACCACCAATTACTGTATTAACTCCCTTGATTATGAAGTTAACAAAGCCTTTAAAGAAGTTTCTAAAGCCCTCACATTTATTCCATAGCAATACAAACGCTCCAACTAATAAACCTACTGCTGTAACTACTAGTCCAATAGGGTTTGCTTTCATAACCAAGTTAAACGCTTGTTGTACTGTTTTTGCTATTGTCATAACACCGTTATAAATCTTAATAGCACCACTAACTGCCCCAATAGTTCCAACTAAACCACCTAACAATGGTGCTAACCAATTTAAGTTATCTAGTACCCAACCTAAACCAGTCATTAAAGGTGGTAATGCTACTTCAACTAATGTAGTAATTGCACCGCTAATTTTTCCTATTAGTCCCTCAATATCTACTTCGTTAAACTTTTCTAAAATTGTTTGTAATACCCCAACCATTGCAGTTTTAAAACTTGTAATTGCTGGTTGCGCTTTTGCTCCAATGTCAGCCATTGCTTGGTTATATTTGTTTTGTGCGTCATTAGCAGCCATAACCTCACTATTAACTTCTTTATATGTATTACCAGCCTCGCCATATAAACCGTTAAGGGTTTCTAATATAAAGGCTCTTTTTTCTTCTTCACTATCTAACGCTTGTAATTGTTCGTTAAACTTTTCAACATTACCACCAGCAAACTCAATAGCATCAACCATTCCAGCGTTTGCTTGGTTTAATGCTAAAGTTGTTGCTGCACCCTCTGCTATGTTTTCTGTTGGTAAGCTATCGCCAAACCTTGCATACGCTCCAGTTAATGAGTTTGTTAAATCTTCTAACTCTTTTTCGTTTTTAGCAAATTGTGATAAGTGCATACTTGCTTCTGTTGCTTTTCCACTATCGCCTAAAACTGCGTACAAGTCGTCATAAGTTTTTTGTGCTGTTTCTGCACTATGTCCGTTATGAGTAAATGCAGTTTCAAGTTGTCCCATTTGAGTACGCAACTCTTTTGTTTCTTCAACAATGTTAGATAATGTACCCAATGCAGCACCACACGCAGCCGCAAAAGCAGCTACGCCAACCGCTGCACCTTGCATTATGCCTCCGCCTAAATCTTTTGCAGCTTGTTTTTGGTCTTCAAGTTCTTTGTTTAACTTGTCTAACTCTTCTCTTGTATTTACTCCAGCGTCTTCAAGTTCTTTCAAACTATCGCTGTAATGGTTAATATTTTTTTCAACTTCTTTAACTTTAGCATTTTGGTTATTGATAGCAGTTGCTAGTTTTTGCCCCTCTGCCGTATTCTTTTTTTGCTCGTCAGTTAATTTGTTGTATTCGTCCTCTAAAGATGCTAACTTTTTCTTTTCAGCATCTAACACACCGTTTAATTGTGTTAGTTTTGCTTGTAAACCGTCGGTGTTATCATTCCACTTCCCCATTGAAGCAGTAGCATTTTTAAATTCACTGTTTACTTGTGAAACGTACCTATTTAATTCTTGTGTACTGGCGCTAAATTGTGATATGTCCGCTTTAAAAACGGTTGTTATTTCTCTTTCAGCCATTTAGCCACCTCCTTTAACGCCACGTTGCATTTTGTGAAGTTACCCACTCCACTTCTTCTTTTTTATTTGTGCCTTGTTTACTCTTTTTGTCGTGTATGATGCAATTTACATATAAGTCAAATACTTCACTCATAAGTGCATTATTTACTTCAAAGGGTGTTAACCCCATATACCTATTACATAATGCGTCTAGCACGTCAAAATAAATCTCACTAGCACTTTTTATGTCTACGGGGGTTGCTGTATTATTTACAACTCCCCCCTCTATTAGTTTTTTGATGCTCTATTAACTACTTGTGCGGTTGCTTTTCCTATTTCTAAACAAAACTCTTGATATTCAATAGGGTCTACTCCGTCAAAATCTTCTCTTGTAAACTCTGGGAATATAGCTTGTAATGTTTCAACAGTTAACTCTAATTGCTCTTCATTGATTTTTGCTATTTCTTCCTTTGTTGCGTCTTTAGTTTTTTTCTTTTCTAACTTTGAAATTTTTTCTGTTAAACTTTCAATTTTAGATCCAACTAAAAATGTTAAACGTCTACATACATAAGTTTTTACTGGTGTGTCGCTTTCACAACCAGCATAAATATTTAATTTTGCTTCCATAATTTTTGTGCCTCCTTTAAATAAAAATTATTAAGCAGTTGCTAATTCAGTTTCTGCGTTATCATAAGTGATAACTTTAGCAAACCATTTTTCTACTAATGTAGTTGGTGTTGTTGCATCAACTGGCATATAAATATCTAATTCGTTTTTACTTGTTTTAGTCCAAGCAATGTCTGGTGCGCCAAAAGTAACTTGTACTTCTTGTCCCTCACTTGCTGTCCCTCTATCAATAGTATTTGCGTTTTTACTAATTGAATTAACAATACCTTTAAAACCCCATACGATTTCACAAGGTTTGTTTACGTCCCCGTCGTGTAAAGCGTAACCAAAAGCAAAATATGGTCTACTTGATCCGTCTGCTGGAGTTCCATAAACTTTCTTTGTTCCAACTTCAATAACTGTATTTCCTAATAATTCAGCTTCTACTGCTGGATCTAATCTAGTACAACTAAAAGTACGTGTAACTGCTGTTCCACCAAAAGTAGTTTCAACTAATTTATTGTCAGCCCAAACTTCTTCACTTTCTTGTGAGATTTCACGACCAATAGTTTTAACTTCGCCTAATCTTTTTGGAGTACCAAAAGTAATTGTGCTAGTTTCTTCGTCGTAAGTATAAGTAGCATAATATAATCTACTACAACCTCTAATTTGTTTCATTTTTCTTCCTCCTATTTTAAATAGTCTATTTTTTCAACGTCTACCATTCTACTAAACCAAGTATGTTGGTACGTTGCGTTTTTATAACCTACACCCTCTATTAAGTAACCTATGCCCTTTAATAGTGTTATAGCTTCTTGTAAGCCCGTATAAAGGCGGTTAACGTCTTTCGTGTACCATTTTAGGGTAAACTCGTAAAGATGCTCTAGTGCCTCGTTATCAGCGTTTAAATTGTCGCTTGTATAATCTTCGCTTACTGTAAAATATTCGTCTGGTAAATCTTTAGGAGCGTCGCCCTCAAAATAGACTGGTATATTTAATAAGTTTCTTAAATCTTCGTCTAGTCTAACCATTGTTTAACGCCTCCTCTATTACCTTGTTAAACTCTTCTTGTTGTATTCTTTCAACTTCTTTTTTTACTTTGCCTTTAACCTTGATAGCATTTAATAACTTTGTATCTGCTGCTATATGAGGTGTGCCATACGCTAAAAATAAAACTTCTAACGCATCTCTAGTTTTAACACCTACATAAGCCTCTGCAACTGTTCCGTTCCATTCAACTGGCATTGCTTCAACTTCTCTTAAAGATGCTTTAGCCTTGCCTTGTGAATAACCCGTACCGTCAAAATGATATTTACTTGCGTCCATTGCTTTTGATACTTCGTTATTTACATAGTCTTTAGATGCAGTAAAAGCATTGTCTACTGCTTTTTGTAAATACCCGTCGCCTAATTCGCTTATATCTCTTGCTAGGTCTAAAAAACCGTCAAAGTTTAAACTAAAACCTTTTTTAGCCATTAAGCCCCAGCCTCGATTTTTTCTAAATTAAGTATTGAGTAAAGCCCTCTTAGTTCTACGTTTTCAGCAGTTCCTATAATTTGATAGTCAGTGCCATTTATAGTTAAAATGTCTTTTGCTTCTAAATTTTTCTTATACCAAGTAATAAAAGTTGTTTTTTCATTTACTACCATTAAGCCATTGGCGTTTATTTCGCTTGTACCCTTTAATTTAAACTTTCCCCTTAAATTACCTACGGTTTCAAAAGTTTTCGTTGTACGCCCGTTAATTAACGCTTCTGTTGGCTTTTTATGAATTGCTGGAGTAACAAACTCTCTTATTTTCGCTGGTTTATACATTATTCAACGTCCTCACTGTGAGGGTGGTTTACTCTTAAAGTAGCAATTAGCATTTCACTTGTTTTAGATATATTGCCGTCGTCTATTAGATCCGTAACAACTTTTCCTAAAATATATGCTGCTCTATCACTATTTAAAAATGTATTACTAACACCCATTTCATAAAGTGTTTGTTTTGCTAACTCGGTATAATTTTCTACAAACGCATCTTGTCCGCTATCAGCTAAATTTGTCATATTTCCTACTATATCTTTTGTCATTGTTTCTACCTCCCTTTTAAAGGGGTGGCTAGTATTAAGGTAGGCACTAGAAAATACTAGCCACGTTTATATAGTTAAGCACTTACAGTAACTTTAACTAAACCGTCTTTTACAATTACGTCAGCACCTAATTGTACGTCGCCTCTAATAGCGTCCATTAACTTATTGAAATAGAAGTCGCTTGATACTTCAACTTCGTAGTTTGAGAATAAGTCTAATTCAATGTTTTTAGGTTGACCGTAAAGTAATGTACCCTCTGTTAAGTTATTGTCTAAACAATATTTAACTGCTAAACCACCGTCTTTGATAATACCAGTATTAGGGTTTGAAGCATCTGGTGTAATTTCGTAAACTGCTTTCTTTTCGTTTGCTCCTCTTGCGTCGCCAAACTTAATTAAATCTTTTTTGTTTAAGAATAAGTAAGCTTCGCCCTCAATGCCCTCTGCACCACCATAATTAAATGCAATAGTTCTTAATGCTTTTTCGTCAATTTTTGTTAATGATAATGCTGTTGTTAATGTTGATGCTACAACTTTGTCTGTTACTGCTTTTGCAGCTACTTTTCTTAAAGCGACTAATGCTAATTCTCTTACTTTACTTTCGTATTGTAATGAAGTTTGTTTTTTAGCTTCTTTTGAAATAGCACTCATAACTGCGTATGTATCTGGTCTAATTTCTACAAAACCAAATGCTGGGTCGCTTTCACTAATTACTGCTCCCTCAACGTGTGCTGCTCCAACTGGGTCGTTTACTACATAAGCAACTTTATTGCTTCCCATACCTTGACAGTTTACAACTTTAACTAAATCTAAAATGCTTGATACTTTAGGGAAACCGTTGTCGTGAATACCGTCAACTTCTGTTGGTTGTGCTAATGTACCACTTGAAATAAGTGTACTTCTTACTTCTTCTGCTTCGTATGCTGCTCTACGTGTTTTTACAAATTCTTCTGCTCTTGCTTTTCTTTCTTCTAAATTCATAGTTTTGTTACCTCTTTCCTCTTTCATAAAATTAAATTTTGCTCTTTGTGGTTGTTCTTCTTCTACTGGTTTATCTAGTTCTGCAATTTGTTTATTGATTTCTTCTAATTCTGCTTCTAATTCAGCTTTCTTTGCATTTAATGCGTCTATTTCTTCCCCAGTAGCTTTTAATTCTTCTTCGTTTTCGCTTTCGTTATTGATTTTTGCTAAAGCTTCTAAACACGCTTTAATTTCTTCAATTTCAGCGTTACGTTTAGTTACGATTTTTTGTAGTGTTTCTTTAACTGTCATAACTTTTTCTTACCTCCATAAGTTTTAACTTGTTTCTATTTCTTAACCTAATCAATTCGCATCTTTTCAAAGCCTCCGCCTTGCCTTTTTTCTTACTCTCCAGTAAGTCATAGGATCTTGCGTATATTTCGGTTAAATTACCATAAGCCCCGTTAGGGCAAATAGCTACGTCAAATAATTTGCCAATTCCAGTAATAGTACGGTGTACTTGTCCGTCTACTAATTCTTCTTTATCGTCTGTTACTGTAAAGGCAAAACTTCCCTCGCTTAATAGTCCGCTTTGTACCATTTTGTAAACGTCCCTATTAGTTTGAGTGTCAATTAGTTCTGCGTGAATAAAAATGCCTTTGTCGTCAAATGTTAGTTTTAAACTGTCATTTCTAGTTCTCGCTAAAATAAATATATTGTCGTTGTGGTTATATTTAAGTGCTACGTCGCTAATATCTGCATTAGCAAAAGCGTTACGGTCAATTTTTTCATACCAACCGTCCCACCCACAGTCAATATAAGCCTCTTGGTCGAATACTACTGGGTAGCCCTCAATAATCATTTTATTTTCTTGTTCGTCGGCTCTTACTTCTAAATTTTGTGTGTTTAAACGTAACTCTTTAGTTAACTTTTGTTTCATTCTGGCGCACCTCCTCTATATTAAATAAATAAGTATAATTACATAATGTAATACTTGATCTGTTATATAATTTATTTTCTTATATTTTGCTTTCAAGGCATCTATTACTATATGAGTTAGTAATAAAATTGCTAGATGCCACGTTAAACCAAAGCAAATATAAAACGGTAAACAATATAATAAACAATGTACTAATAAGTGATAAATATTATTGCCTTTTGTTTTGGCTATAAAATCAATTTGTAAAACATAGTCGCCTATTAGGTGGCAAAAGATTAAATTAATTAATATTGCCATTGTCGCCAGTTCCTCCGCTAGATCCGTCTAAGTTATTAAAGCCTCTTGGTCTTGCTTGTCCCTCGTTATTTGCTAAAGGACTATAACCTAACATTTCTCTATATTCGTCTATTGTGAATACTCCAGCACTAATTGTACTTTGAATAATACTTACAATTTCACTTGTTGCCATTAACTGTACTTTATGAGGGTATAGTATAATTTGGTCGCCGTGTGTAGTTTGCCATTGACTAAACAATACTTTACTCATTGCTTGTCCTAAACTAATTGCTGCTGGTTCGATCCAATTTTCATAAAATGCCTCTTTATCTTGTACGGTCATTTTTCCAGTTAATACGTCAATAGTAACGCCCTCATAAATTAAAGCAGTTTCTTTAATTTCTTTTAAAGTTGCTGCATCTACCATTTTTAATTGGCGTTTTAATTCTACATAGTCAGCCCCATTATCTAATACTGGTATACCTTTACCAGCTCTAATGTCTTTTAAGAAGTCGTCCCTTAATTTCTTGTTTTGTTCGCCTACTGTACCAGCAGTATATGAATTGACTTTTAAATAACCGTCAAACATACAACCAAGTTTAGCAGCTTCTTTAATTGCTTCTCTAATTTCGTGATATGCTTCTAAATTAGTGTATAAATCTAAATTAGCGTTAGCGTCATAAGTGCCACCACCAACATATTGGTTGTCTTCTAGGTTATCTTTCCATACAATTACGTTTTCATATTCAATAGGTACATAGCTTGTATAATTATCAAAACTAAATAAATAATACATTCCGTTTGCATCTTCTTTTAAAATAGGTTTACAGTTTGGAAGCATAATATATAAAGCATTTACTTTATTGTCCCCACCTTTTGTTTCGTATCTGTCAACTACAATATAGCAAGTTCTATCTTTTCTTCTCATAAAATAGGCTTGTGCTAAAAATTCATAAGTAGTTTGATAGTGGTTAGGGTTTCTTAATACCCTTGCTATATCACTATTAGATAATGTTGTTGTCTTTCCGTCTTCGTTTCTTACGTGTCGTGGATCTAACTTGGCAAAATAACGGGCTTTCATTTGTGTTGCACTATAAATAATAGAATTATATAGTGTATTACTTCCCATTTTTGAGAAATTAGGCTCGTAAACCATTGAGAAAACGTCTTTATTTGCAATATTTTTGCTTTTTGGTTTAAAAATGTTCTTTAAAGTGTCTTTTATTGCCACGCTTCAACCCTCCTTTACTTCAAATATTGATTAAATGTTAGTTCGTTCTTTTCTAGGGTTGCAAACAATATAATCATTGCTACAACTCCGTCTATTTTTCTTGCATATTGCCCGTCTATCTTACAAGGCATTATCAAGTCATTTTTAATTTCAGCACTAGTATTATTAAAGCAATACTTCATTACTGGGTTATTGCAGAAATTCACTAGTTTTGCGTTTAGATCTCGTTCAACCGTCTTCATTGGGTAACTCATTACTTTTGGGTGTTGTGTTATTGGCATTGTATTAAAACCATAACCCATTTTTTTATCACACCATTGTAAGAAAATATCACTATGCCAACGGTCATAACCTATCATAATTGTTTCAATTCCGTATTTATCTCTTAAACTTTGAAACCAGTCAGCTACATACTGTTGGTTAATCTTATTACCCTTAATAATTGTTACATACGGCATATTAGTTACTGGGTTTATTGTGTTCGCCCACTCTTGATATTTAGCCCCATTGTCTTTATCTTCTAATTTGCTTTCTGGTATAAAGAATTGAGGCACTACATATTTAGTTGGGTCGCCATTTCTCATAAATAACGCTTCTGCTACTGTTAAGTCCCCACAGTCGCTTAAGTCAACTGCTCCAAGTGCTACGCTTCCCCTAAAGTCTTCTAATGTAAATGGCTCTTGTGTGTAGTCGTACTCTTCTAATGTCAACCACGCTTGAGCGTTACTTACTTTAATGTTAAAATCTTTTGTTAATAAGTGCATACGGCTTTCTTTGTCTACTTGTGCTAGTGTTATATTCTCTTGTATATATGAATATTTTTTAACTCCATAGATTAAACTAGGGTTTGCCTTTTGCCATAAGTCTTTATCATTCGCCCATATTTCGGCTTCGTCGTCTTGTTCGTACAAAAATGCTAAATAGTGTTTGTTGTCTATTTCATTTTCTAACCAAGCATTAGCATATTTTAGTTTCTTATCGTAATACATATCATTTAAGAAACCATTTGTACTAACTGTTATAAATAAACGTTCGTCGTGTGTACTCATTGCCCTTTTAACTGCTTCTGCTACTTCGTCGTCTTTGCAGTCGTGAGCTTCGTCGTGCGTTGCCTTTACAAAGTTAAACCCGTCTTTGTTTTGTGTCTTACTTGAAAGTCTTTGCACCTTG